TTGGACGCTCTGCGGCGGGCTTGTCAGACGGACGACGTAGGGCCGCCGGGTAAGCTCCCCGGTCAGCGCCAACCGAATCAACTTTTGGAGCGGCTGCGGCGGGCTTGTCAGACGGACGACGTAGGGCCGCCGGGTAAGCTCCCCGGTCAGCGCCAACCGAATCAACTTTTGGAGCGGCTGCGGCCGGAGCCCCTGTCCGGCGTCGTTCAGCCTCCGCATAGAATTTCATCCGGCTTTCTCGGGCCTCCGCAGCGGTCATGCTGGGCTCGGGCTTAACGAGTTTGCGCCCCGTGTAGTCCTTCGTCCTTTTCATGTTCTCGTCATAGCCGTAGTCCCCCGGGCGAGCCCCGGTTTTAAGGGCGGCAGCATATCGTGCCGCCTGCTCTCGGTTCATCCGACCTTGCTTCCCGCCCCCCGATGATCGGTTACTCTTCCGAGCTTGCTTCCGATCATATCTACGCTCGACTGCTGTGGCCATTCAGGAATCCTGCATCCGGATTCCTGAAAAGCAAGCACAATCCCGGGGACAGGAAAAATTTTAGGGGAAGAAAAATAAAGGGCCTTGGGATTACAGGACCCCCTGATCTGCGGAGGCACCTTCGGCCGCTGACCGAACCGGATTCCGTCTTCGTAACTGCAACAGAGTTCCGGTCTAACGGATCTGTAAAATTGAGTTTCAAAACTTTTCTATATATACTATTTCACTTTTAATCCCATTACACAACATTAAATTATATTATTGTGTTTAATGGGATCTGTGTGATTACAGTGTTTTGAGAAACTTTTCAAACTTCCCCGGGGTGCTGAAATGGCATAGTGAGCTCTCCCTCATTTTTCACTTACGGACATATTTACGGATTTTCCGTAAACGTAGAGAGCTCTTTGGCTAGTCCCCCATTAGCTGCGAGTGTGCTGACCTTGTGACTACATCGAGGTCCGCCATGGTTTTTGCCGATGTAGGGATGGCCCACTTGGGTAGCTTCGCCTTGCCGTCCGCCGCGAGGTCCACAGCCACCAGCCCGTGCTTCTGACGGGCCAAATCCAAGAGGATGAACGCACCATCTGCCAAGTCGGGGGACGCTCCCATCCGCGCCTTGAGCTCGATCTTGCTTTCGATCTTCACCCGGAGGTTCCCACTTTTGATCATGTCATACCGTCGCGAGCACATTTCCTTGGCGAGATCGGTAGTGATTCCGGAGAGCTGCTTGGTGCGCAGGAACTCTTTCCCCACGAACCACAGCTCACTCACCCTGTTCGTATACAGTTCTTCTCCAGTAAGCCTGCTGTTGGCGCTCACCCGTCGGTCGCTGGCCTTGCCCCCGAACTGCACCCGCAAGATGTTCCGGGACCACTCTCCGGCGAGCACATCGCAGAACGGAGCCCCGGCTCCGGTGGCATCCACGGCACAGTTTTCCGGACTTACTCCACGCTTGATACACGCATCCTTGATCTGGTTGACGATCTGGTAAGTGCGAGGGACCGCTTTGTTGGTGGCGTCGTCTGAGAGGAACAGGGCCTCGTCGAATCGCAAGGTGAACTGTCCTTCGGTGTCGTAGCCGAGGGTCCCAAACCAGATCACAGTCCGGTCGCCTCCGTTGGTGAAGGCTGGGTCACAGGCCGCCAGCCGGGTGGTGCTGCCCACGAACTCCACTTTATTCATGGACCCCGACTGGAGGATCTCGGACTCCCCATACACCCCCTCTGCCTCGTCGGAGTCGAAGAACACGGCCCGCACCATTCGGTAATACCCACGGCTGTTCTCACCAAGGAATGCCTTGTCATCGTCAATCTTCTCTTGGGTGGGCAGGTAGGGGTAGAGCGTATGGCCCGCAAGAATATTGGGGCTTCGCTCCCCATCCAAGCGGATGTATTTGCCACCCCACTTGGTCACCCACTCGTCGTCAAGGTCCGTGTTGATGGACTCCCATCCGTCCTTGGGCGTGGCCCACTCTCCGAATGCGTCGAAGCGACTGGCCGGGTTGGAGAGCCCCTTGTATTCAAACGTGGGGTTCTTGCTTAGGTTGGACATGGCCGCCTGCGTAATGGCGGGGCTGAGTTCTCCGAGCTCGTCGCCAATCAGAATGACGTGCCTTTGGTGAATCCCGATCAGCTTGCCGATGGCCTCCCGGGTTCGGCTACGCTCAGCGGCAATCAGGGTGATGCCCGAGGTGTCCCGGATGTTGCCCTTCGGATCGATGTAACTGGCCGATCCAATGGAGTCGCGGATGGCGATGGGCAACCCCTCGATCACGCTGAGCAGATCCATGGTGGAGCCCCAGATCCGCTTGCGGGCCATCCCCAGCGAGGTGCTCGTCATCAGCACCGAGGTGTAGGCGGGGCGTGCTGCCCAGCTGACAATGGCGTAGCCTGCGAGGGTGTGGGACTTAGACCCACCCGCTGCACCACCCACCGCGAGGTAGCGGTTGCAGATGCACTCCTTGATGACGAGCTCCGACCACGGGTTGCGCTCGAACATTTTCCGGGGGAGCTCTGGATGGTTCCACCACAAATCCGCAATACGCCAAAAGTAATACTCCTTCGCCGTATGGCTCGGGTGATTGGCGAACCCCCACAGCAAGGCGGTCATGGTGGAGGTTACCGGGATGTTGTAGCCTCCCACATCCGTGGTGCGATTGGCGGCATTGATCCGGGGTTCCAGAATGGAGACGGGGGTATCGAGAGCAGAGGGGGTTGGTTTTTTGGGGCGGCCCATAAGTGGCGGGACCGTAGGCAATCTTTGTCGCGTTGACAAGGATGTAAAATAATTGGATACTAGCACCCATGCCCGCCGTCGAACCCACTCCCGTCCAACTGTCCCCAGAAGAACAAGAAGAGTTGCGCAAAGCCTTGAATGGGATTGGCGACTCCAAATACCGGGCGCGGCAACTGGAGATTCGCGGAGCCCACACCTACGCCCAACGGAAAGCCCAACGTCGGGCAAAGATTGATTCGGCGGAGAAGAATAAAGAGAAGCTCCGTGCCGCCCGGCAGGCCACGGTGGATCGCAAGAAACGGGCTTTTGATCTCTGGGTGAAGGGCATGTCCAAGGCGGGTGTTGCCCGGGAGCTGTCGGTGAGTGCAAACGCGGTCGCCCTCTGGCTCAAAGGACTCACTCGGCCGGAGCCGGAGCCGCCCCCCGATCCCATCGACCAAGCCCTAGACGATGTCACGGAGGGGGCCATCTCTGACGTTCGGATGCTTGCCCGCGACGAGGAGAACCAAGCCATCCTCGAGCTGGCGGAAGCCCACGACAAACCTGCGGACAAGTATCAAGCCTACGTCGCCGCCAGCGCCATCAAACTCCTGCGGGACAACATGGCGCTCATCCGAGGACCCCGCACCATCCAAGACCTCGACCGTTTGGATCAGTTGATCCGGCGCAACCTTGGACTCAACGCAAGAGGAGGCTCGTCGGGGGGTTCGCTCAACATCGACATCTCCATCCTCAATAATACCAAGGCATCCACCGGAGCCCTCGGGCAAGTGGTCATCGACGCGGAAACCGTATGAAGACCCCCGCCATCATAGGGATTGATAATGGATTGAAAGGCGGAATCGTTGCCCTGTGTCCGGAATCCGGAACCCTGATTGATAAAACCGCAATGCCCGTGGTGGAATACTTGGGGAGAAAAGAAGCAGATGTCGGGGAGGTGCTGCGCTGGATCTCCTATTTTGATTGTTGTGGTGTTGGAATTGAGGAGCCGCCCCACCACACCCCAAGTGCGGCTGCGATGCGGAGCCTGTCCCTATCCTTCGGTCTAATCACCGGAACCCTGAAGCAGGCGGGGTTTGCCCCCTGCCGGATCACGGTCCATGAGTGGCAGAAGGCCATCCTCGGAAAAGTCCCTGCCGGACACACCAAACCCGCCGCGCTGGCCAAGGCCCAAGAGCTGTGGCCGGATACCGATTGGCGGGAAAGCACCCGGCACAAGATCCCCCATGACGGGATGATTGATGCGGCCCTGATCGCCCGCTATCTTGCCGGATGGCGGGTGGGCCCGGGAGCGGGCTATGGGGGTGGTTGAAAATAATTGAAAATAATTCTTGATGTTGTTATGATCATGAGTTGTTATGCGACATGTCTCGCTCCAACGCAAACAACCCAATGAGCTTTCAAAACAGAAAACACGCGGCCCTTGAATACGGCCGCCACGAACGACTCCACTCCAGTCTAGCTGAGTGGAGAACTCCTTCGCCCAGATGCAAGATCGGAATATGGCTGGTCATTTTGGCTGCACTCTGGTTGCCGATCATTGCCGTTGCCCTTTTCTTTCTAGCCTGAACACCAACAACCAATTCCGATGAGAAACGTAAACTGCCCCAAAACAAAAGTCTTCGTTCGCTGCGATGCGTTCGGAGGTTCCCCCACTGAGTTTGAACCAGCATGGCTAGTGTCTGTGCGGGCGATGCGTAATCGCCCCCTCTGCTTCCAAGCATGGATAGAGAAATACGCAGCTTGCTACGACAAGATCCCGCCCCAGTGCATCTACTGGTATGAGCCAGAAGAAGAGCACCAAGCCCTCCCCCTACACAAAGTCCAGATGTGGGAGTGTCTCTCGGGATCAATCGAGGCGTGGCGCAAGGACCAGCTCAACGACGTGCCGATGCTTGTGAACCTAGGTGAAGACATGGAACCTATCGGGGGCCACTACTGGTTCACGATTGACTACCTGCCCGAAGGCCAAGCACAAGGAACACTCGATGTCGGAGATTCCGAACTAATGGAAGAGCACAAGGAAGGGAACGTAATCCGCCTTGCAAATGGACAGATCGCAATCTACCCCAACAATCGCCTCAAGTGGCTCCCCTTATCGCTGACGGGCAAAGATGCCGCAGCCGCAATTCCCGCGTGGGATGTGGCTACCAACGCGCAATGGGATGAATGGTGGCAAGACTCAACGGAGATTCTTGGAGACGCTAAATGGGCTTACTAATAAACAAATACAAAAACTATGAACACACCAAATGACCCCAAAGGCGCAGCAGACAAAAAAGATTACCTCACGCTCGATAAAGGCACACTCATTGAAGAAGGCGACGAGTATTACGACAGAGACGAGTGCGAGTGGGTTAAATCAGGATATATTGGGTGGTATATTGGGTGGCCTATTCCCGACTCAAAATTATTGTATAGACGCCCAATTAAACAACAACAATACGATCCGGCGTGCGAGTGCGAGTGCGGTCGATACAAAATAAACCACTACACGCTTGGAGAAATCTGCGAAGACTGCGATCTTCAATGGCAAGACCCCTATTGAATCAGAACCACGAACCAACCAAAACCATGAGAATTACAATTGAGCCAACGCAAAATCAATACAGCTATTCAGTCGGATCAAAACATCCAGTCGTCACCATAACGCTGCCGGATGATGACATGTGCCTCCCAGACGTTCTGGAGTGCCTTGTAATGCCTGCACTGCTGGCATACGGTTTTAGATTTGAGAGTATTGAACACACTTCAGCGCCTTGAAGAAACCATGAAACCAGAAGAACAAAGAATCGCCATCGCTAGAGCGAAAGGGTGGACCTTGGGCCTTAAAGGCGCAACCCAAGTAGATGGTTACCGAATTGAAGTGTGGGGTAAACTCCCACACGAAGCGTTGCCCGACTACCTCCACGACCTTAACGCAATGCACGCGGCTTGGTTGAAATTATCCCCATCTGAAAAAGAACGATTTGAATCTGAATTGTATTCAATCGTTATTGG